TCCTACAAGACTAATTCATGTTGATCTTACAGTAGGAGATACTGTAGTTATTCAAGGTATTATGAAGGATGTTAAAGGCTTTGAAACAGACCCTACTTCAAGTCTTATTGCAGAAGACATTGCTGTTATAGGCACATTCACTGCAGACACAACGGACCATGTTCTTACAGGTCCTTGGACGTATATACGCGCTGTTAAACTTGGTACTACTGGGTATGCTAAAGTTCAAGGGTTTGTTTAAACAACACCCCTCTTGTGTAAGAAAGGAGAATAGATGAATATCAAATCTTCTATTTCAGATGATGTAACATCTTCTGTAGCCAGCTCTTACACAAATACGTATGCAAATTTACCTTTGTATATATCTAATTTAATATTTTGGGGAAAACCACAAGATATTGCTGTTACCACTCAATTAGAAACTTTTCCGGATTCTTCTGGAAATAGTAATAATGCTTCACAAAGCACAGCAGGATTCCGACCTAATATTGTTGCAAATGGTATTGGAACTAAGAATACTCTTGATTTTGATGGAACAGACGACAGATACGCGTGTCATAACCTGGGTCTTGCATTAGCAGGTAATGACAAAGCTTGGTCAATACACTTTCCTTTTAAAGCAGATACAGTAGCAACCACTAGAATAATGTTTCAACTCAGAAGTTCTGTAAATATTGAAGATTACATGTGGGTTGGATTTGTAGGCGCAGGAGCTTGGAGAGTAGCAAAGCAAACTTTGAATGCTAACAGGGTGAATGTTGATTTTGGTACTGCTGACACAAATGAGCATGTTATTTCAGTTGTTCACAAAGGTACAACTACAGATGTCTGGTTTGATGGTATTAAGGTAGCGGATGGAGTTGCACAAGACGTACCTACAGCAACGTATAACCAATGTCTTATAGGTGCATTTGTTCAAAGTGTTGTCTCCAATTTTTTTGATGGTAAAATGGGAGAAATACTTGTATACTCTAAAGCAAATTCAGATGGGGAAGTAAGGATACTACATAATTACTTATCTAAAACATTTACTCCAAGTCTTCCCATAGAAGTTGACCTTATTATGGGAACAGGACAATCTAACATGATGGGTGCGGGAATGACAGGAGAAGCAAGTCCTTCTGTTACAAAAGGTACTGCTTATAGATATAACTCAAGTGCTTTAACAGTTATTTCAGGAGATCCTGTAGGAGGCGCGTCTAACTTTTCATGTGTCCCTGCCTTTGTAAATCAATGGAGAGCTGTTACAGGAAGATCTACAGTATATATTGCAAGACCTGTAAGTGGTTCTGCTTTACTTGTTGCCGCAGATATCGGGTCTGGTAATTGGAAGAAAGGTTCGGGGACTCTTTACAATACTGCGTTAACAGATATGAATGCAGCTATTGCTTTTCTTAGAGATAAAACCACATTTTATGTTAACAGTAAAAGAATTCTATGGGCACAAGGAGAGAGAGAAGCACAAAGTATCAATGGTACTACAATTACGTCCTCCTTATACCAAGCAGGACTTGAAGAACTAGTTGATAATTTCAATTCAGATGTTAGTGGTGGAATTAATCATTTTCACATATTTGAACTAGGAGCACACAATCTTGGTACCGGTGAGAGTGATTGGGCTTCAATCAGAACCGCTCAAAATGCTGTGGCTTCTTCAAGATCAAAAGCTTCTGTTATTTTCACTAATGCAAAGAACTTTCCTTCTCAAAGTAAAATGGAAGATGACCTTCATTACAATAAAACAGGCTTGAACGAAATGGGATCAGTAGGGGCTACTGTAGCTTCAACAAGATAAAGGATATAGTATATGGCATCTACAACTTCAGGATCTACAGGTTTTAACCTTGATGTTGATGACATCATAAAGAAAGCATATAAACCTCTTGGGGGTGAACCTACATCGGGTGAGGATATCAATTCAGCAAGAGTAGCATTGAACCTAATTCTTATTGAGCTTCAAAATAGAAATATTCCTCTTAATAAGATTGATACAGAGTCTATTACAATTGTGGATGGAACCAATGAGTACACTTTGTCTAGTACTGTTTCGGATGTTCTTAAACTAACACTGAAAGATACAGTTAGTGATTTTGAAACAGTCCTTGACAGATACTCATTGAAAGAATTTCATGCCATTACTAAAAAAGAATTAGAAGCAAACAGACCTGTTTGTTACACAACTGAAAGAGCAAATAGTCTTGTTACTATTAAATTTTGGCCAATACCTAATTTGAGCAGTCAATACACTGCAGAAGCTCTTGTTGTTAAAAGAGTAGAAGATGTCACTGCTTCATACCAAAAGATTGATCTCCCTTACAGGTATCTGCCTTTGATTGTCAGATGGCTCAGTTATGAACTCAGTTTAGACGCAAAAGGTATTGATCCTAATTTAAGAAACGAATTGAAAAGAAATTTTGAGGAAACGAAAGAAAGCACTTTTGAAGAAGATAGAGAAAGAGCTGATTTCATTGTTGTTCCTGCAGGAGTAAGTGGGTTTTAAGAAAAATGGCATCATTAAGTAATTACTTAAAAAATAAACTTTTGGATCATTCACTTGGTATTGCAGCTTATACCATGCCAACAACGATGTATCTTGGTCTGTTTCTTACAGATCCTACAGCAGCAAACACTGGTATTGAAGTTAGTGGCTACGGTTACGCAAGACAGGCAACGACATTTAGTGCATCTTCTTCAGGCACTTCTTCTAACACCTCTACAGAAGTATTTACAGCGTCAGGTGGGTCTTTTGGACGAATTAAATATATAGGTTTATTTGATGCATCGACTTCAGGTAATCTTCTTTGGTTTGGTCCCGTTCATGTTCCAAGACGAGTAGATAGTGGTGAATCACTGTCCTTTATTCCAGGATCAATAGATCTTACACTAGGATAATATAATGAAAGTTAATAAAAGAGATAGTAAAGCTTCTGTAATATGCGATAGGACTGGTTTTAGATACCCTATGCGGGACATGGTTGTAGAGCCAGGAACCAATTATCTTGTACATAAAAGTGTTAGTGATGGCTCTTGGAGTTTAACAGAGCATCCTTTGGCTAATATGTCAAAGTACCTTAGAGGTAAAAGTGGCGATCCTTTCGCTATACCTGATGCAAGACCTGATATAAATTGGAGTGATCCTATTGAACACACAGCTACTGCTGTTCTTTCTGGTAGTGGTGAATTAAATTGCTTCACTACTAATGGAGATTGGTCTGGGCAAGATTGGTATGCAACAGATTGGGGTGTGTCTCCTTATGAAGAAGGAGATTGGGTTGAAGGTGATTGGAATCAAATTCATTGGAATGTTTAAGAATAAAAAGGAATAAGAATAATGACTACACAAAATAGAACAGATTTGAAGAATAGTTGGGCTACTACCATTACAGATGGTGGAGGTAATACTGCTGCAGAGGTTAGACAAGTTCTTGATAATGCTGCTGATTCAGCCCTTCTTAAGTTAGCCGATTCATTGACTGCTGTTACTGTTGCTACTAACGACCTTGTTGTAGTTCAGGATGCATCTGATTCTAATAATTTAAAAACTGTTACATCCCAGGCAATATCTGATATTCCATCATCTGTAAATAAAACACCTTCCTCAAATGATGGAGCAGCTCTTGGGACAACCTCTTTGAATTGGTCTGATTTATTCCTTGCTTCTGGTGGTGTTATTAATTGGAACAACGGTAATATGACATTAACGCATTCTGCAGGTAATCTATCTATTGCAGGTGGCGAGTTCAATACTTCTATTTCCACGACATCTGTTTCTGCAACAGCAGGAATTGACGAAGCTGCTTTGTTAGGTCAAGATACAGTAACATGGACACCATCCTCTAACCCTAATACGACAGGGGTGTACGTTACAACTAAAATGCGAAAACTGGTATTAGATGTAAGTAACGCTTCAGTAACAGGTACAGGAGTATCCCACCCAGTAGCAGGTTATGACTACATGTTAATGCAGGGTAATACTAATACTGCAGATCTTGTTTTTGTTCATGAAAGTAAGTTCAAGAAAACTGGAACAGCAACTCTAAATAATCTTATTTTCTATAAACCTGCAAAAGATTCTATTTCAGGAACAATTAACAATCTTATCCTCTTTGATGCAGATATGGATTTGTCAGGTGTAACGTATACGAATGCGTATATGATGTACAACCCTACAAGAAGTTATTTGAAGTTTGTTACAGCAGGGCAAATCATAGGTGCAACGGGAAATGAAGTCCCAACCACTTTTACACCGCCTCCTGCAACAGGACGATATTACTTTCCTCAAAATTATGGGAGTGTTGGATCTGGTGCAACAACACAAGGTCTTTTGATTGCATGCCCTCCTATTGTAATAGGAGAAAGAACTACTTTTACAAGGATAGGAATACGTGTTGTAACAGGTGTCGCATCTTCTGTAGCTAGACTTGGTGTTTATAAAATGAACTCAAACGGAGAACCAGGAACACTTGCGTTTGATGCAGGTACTGTTGCAACAGCATCTAATAATACAGACGCTGAGATAACTATTTCTCAAACACTTGAAGCAGGAGCGTACTTCCTATGTTATCAATCTACAGGGGGAGCAAGTGCTGCTACAACTAAAACTTTTGCATGGACTGACGCAGAATTAATTAAAATGTATGGTAATACTTCTGCAAGTCCTGATTCAGTTACAGTAGAAGACACGATCTATGTTGTAAATTCAGGAGCTTTCCCATCTACATACGGCACTCCAACGAGAGTACGTGTTGGTGGCGGTGTTCCAGCAGTGTATTTAAAGAGGTAGAATATGGCTGTTATAACAAACTATAATACTCTAATTCAAGCTGTTAAAGATCTTGCTGAAGATGATGGTCAGGAATTTTCAGATTATCTTCCAACAGCTATTGATTTAGCTGAAGAACGTCTTTTCAGAGAATTGGAACTCCCTGATATAGAAGACAAGGAGTTTGGTACTCTTACTCCAAATTCTGCAGGTCTTCTGAAACCAACAAATTATGAATTTGCTGCATACTTTACTATTGACGTAGCAGGTAGAAAAAGGAATTTATTGAAAAGAACTGAAAGTTTTGTTAATGATTATTGGCCGGATTCAACAGTTACAGATGTGCCTAAATACTACTGTGATGCTAATTCTGCAGCTTTTAAATTAGCACCTACACCTGAATCTAACTACCCATACGAAATAAAATACACAAAGAAACCGACTAAATTAAGCTCGACTAACGCAACTAATTACTTTACAGATAGTTGTAAAGATCTGTTGTTTTCTGCTACAATGTTAGAAATGGTTAAATTCATGAAATCCTGGTCTCAGATACCAGTTTGGGAACAAACGTATAATACACAAAGAGAGTCATGGAATGTTCAGATGATGCGTTTCAGAAGAGATGAAAATGAAACTCCTACTGTTACAGCATCTGGACCTAATACATTAAAACATACAATAACAAGCAATGCATAATAAAGGATAATATAAATGGTAGCTTCTTATACCTCAAATGGTAGAATTACAAAACAAGGAACAGATGACAATCCCAACACCTGGGGTACTGTTATGAATAACCAGGTTATTGAATTGTTTGAAGAAGCTGTTATGGATGTCATTGATATTGATATCACCGGTTCAAGTAATGTTACTTTGACAACAGCTAATGGTTCTACAGATCAAGCTAGACATGCCACTCTTGAACTGACAGGAACGCTTGGTGCTAACATTGAATTGAGGCTTCCTGCAATTGATAAACAATACTTTATAAGAGGAGCTTGGTCAGGTGCGTACACAGTAACAGTTAAAATCAGTGGGTCATCTACTTCTGTGGCTATGTCCACAGGAGATAAGAAAATTGTTTACATTAATGGAACGGATATCTTTGATATGACAGAAGAACAAGGTATTCGTGTATCAAGTGACGATACCACATCTGGTCTTTTAGAAGATAAGCTATCTTCTAATAATTCTATCGAACTTACTACCACAAATCCAGGTTCTAACGAAGTGAGATCTATTAGTGTGAATCCTAATCTTCTTTTAACAGGTTTAGGTCTTTCAGGTCAATCTTTTAAACCAGGTTCAGTCACAGATGATGATGTGGATTTCCAAGTAGGTGGTTACGCATCTCTTAACGGTGTTTACATGGAAATCCCCAGTATTATTGTAAAAGGTATAGACGGTTCATGGGCAGCAGGTACGAATCAGGGCGGATTAGACACAGGTGTAGTTGCAGCAGATTCAACGTACTATCTTTTTGTTATACATAATACCTCGTCTAATACAACAGACGCGTTGTTCTCCTTGTCTAGAACGGCCCCTTCTATGCCTACTGGGTATACTGAAAAACGTCTTATTGGTTTTGTTATAACAAATTCTTTCAGTAATATCAGTGAATGGCATGTTATTTGGACTTCATTTGGTCCTTTCTCTACTCCGCTTATGTATCTGATCGCTAAAGTTTCAAGTGCAAATGCTATCCAAAGTTGCTACTTTGTCTTTAATACTAATCCTGCAGATACAGGAGAACGTGTAGTATTCACAAGTGTAGGTGGTATACAAGCGGATGACGATCTACAAGCGTTCACCACATAAGGAGTAATGTATGGCAATTTCAGGAGGAGGACCGCTATCTGCTACCAATTTGAAAACAGAATTTGGAGGGAGTGATCCTTTTCAAATAAGCGATTATTACAAAGGTGGTGGTCTTGTTCCTTCCCTTTCTCCAGGAAATGTTCCTGTTTCAGGTACTATTAAGTTCAGTGATTTCTATAACAGCACTTCAATATTAGACCCTCCTTTTGCTATAGGTGCTAATATGTTTAATAAAGTTTTCACTGGTACGTGTCAACCTATTGTAACAACTCTTGCTCCTGGAGAACCTCCTGGTGGTGACACAATTACAACACCCAGAGATCCTACATACATAAATTGCGGAGTCGGTACATCACCTGCATCAGGTGCGGGCAATGTTTATGATTCTACATATGTATTCAATCCTTTACACAATGATGCAACATATCAAGTTGATTGGTCTATGACCGCTGCTGAAGAATACAATTTTACATATGGTATTATTTATATTTATGTTAATGGTATTTTAACATACAACGGTCACTTGGGTGACAGCCCCACTCTTCCAGGATGGAATGATTCATATTTCAGAAGCACTACTGGAAAAAGAAGTATCAGTAGCCCCAGTTTGACTCTTGGTTTCGGAGATACTGTAAGAGCCGTTATGTTTGTAAGTACACGTGGCGGTGTAGATAGTAATAAAGTAAATCACACTGAATTTTCAATGCGCTTATATAGGACTGCATAATAATGTCAGATACAGTATTAAAAAAAATAGATATACAACCAGGGTATAACAAAAACACCACAGATTACGGTGCTGAAAACTATTATGTAGACGGCGATGGTGTTCGGTTCAGAAATGGTAAGCCTGAAAAACACGGTGGATGGGTGAAAGAAACTGTCAACCAATTTTCAAATTCAAGTAATCTTTTATTCACTGGAGTAGCAAGAGCCATCCACGATTGGGTTGACTTGTCATTCAGTAAATATTTCGCAGTAGGAACACATAAAAAAGTTGAAGCCTTCAATGGAGGTTTGATATACGATATTACTCCTTATCGTGAAGAATTGACTTTAAATAACGCAGTTACAACTAATGGTACAACTTCTGTTAAAATTACAGATGTGAATCATGGTCTTGTTGTAGGAGATTATGTCTATGTGGACTCTCAACAAACTGCTGTAGATGGGGTTGATCTTCAAGGAGAGTACACAGTAACAACAGTTATAGATGCTGATAATTACACAGTAACTTACGGATCTGCTGCGTCAGGCTCTACTAGTCTTGCAGGGGGCACACTTGAAATTAACTATCTTCTTCAAGTAGGAGATCAGGATAATGGTAACGTAACTGGCTATGGTGGCGGTACTTGGGACACAGAGGGTGCTGCTGGCGGTGGTTACGATATGCCACGTTCCGGTACAGGAGGGCAATTCCTTCGTATGTGGAGCCTGGATAATTGGGGGGAAGACCTCATAGCAACAATGAGAAATGGTAAAATTTATCAATGGGATGCAACCAATGGTCTTGGTGTTCGTTTACAAGAAATTACACAAGCTCCTGATGAAAATCTGTTATCTCTTGTAGCACAACCTTCAAGACATCTTGTTGCCTTTGGGACCAATCAAGTATCTGGTGGTGTATTCGACCCTTTGAATATCAGGTGGGCTTCCCAGGAAACATTGACAGATTGGACACCTTCGGATACTAATACTGCAGGAGAATATAGACTTCCTCTAGGTAACTACATCACTACTGCTATTCAAACAAAATCTGAAATTCTTGTGTTTACAGATAGCACCTTGTACAGTATGCGTAATGTGTCTTCTAATGACGTATTTGAATTTAATGTCATTGGAGATAATATATCAGCAGTCTCTCAACATTGTGGAGTAGACGTGAATGGTATTGTGTTCTGGATGGGAGTCGATTCCTTTTATATATACGATGGTGTTGCCCGTCATCTTGATTCACCAATAGATGAATTTATTTTTGACCAGGACGGAGAAGGAAGGCTTAATTACGAACAAAAAGAAAAAGTATACTGTTCAACTAATACTGAATTCAATGAAATTATTTGGTTCTACCCTTCGCATAATTCTACTGAAATCGACAGATATGTAATTTATAACTATGCTGAAAATATTTGGTATGACGGCAGTGTAATCCAAAGAACAGTATGGTTAGACAAGTCTATTTTCAGTAAGCCATATGCTATTGATTCCACAGGAAAACTTTTCATTCATGAGCAGGGTAAAGATAACGACGGTTCTCCTATAACAGCTTACTTAAAATCAGGATATCTTGATATAGAAGACGGTCAAGATCTTGTATTTGTTGATAAATTTATTCCAGATTTTAAATTGATTCCTAACAGGAATGCGTCATTAACTCTTTATCTTAAAAAGTATCCTAATAGTGAGGAATCTACAAAAGGTCCTTATCAATTTAACAATGATACTGAAAAGGTAAGTTTGAGAGCAAGAGCAAGACAAATTGCTATTAAATACGAGGTTAATGCAGTAGGAGCGGACTTTGAGGTAGGTGCTCCCAGGTTCTCCTTCCAACCTGATGGAGGTAGATAACAGTGACATATATCCGATTACCTGAACCTAATTTCTTTAAAACAGATAAGAAGAATGATCTTCTTTCAGCAACAGAGGTTGTATCTTATCTTAATCAATTGTTAAGAGTTTTAAAAAGTAATTTTGATGATTTAAATACCAGAATTACGTCATTCAGTTCTAATTTTACGCGTATTGTTACAGGTGCCTTTGATGGTGGAGGGGCTGTAATAGATGTTGATTCCAAGTCATCAATAAGACTTCCCTTCAGTGGTACTATTGTTTCTTGTGCAATACTGGCAGATCAAGTAGGAGATATAGAAATAGATATTTGGAAAGATTCATATGGAAATTATCCTCCTACTGTAGCGGATTCAATTACAGGAGGTAACAGCCCTGCAATCTCTGGAGATGACCAATTTTTAGATACTACTCTGACAGGATGGACGTTATCCGTATCCAAAGGGGATATCTTAATGTTTAATGTTGTTTCGTGTGCAACAATAACT